GAAGATTTATTAAACAAGATAAGAGGTGATAGAGATGTCTCCTTGCGGAAAGAAAAAGAAGAAAGGGAGAGGCAGATAGATAAACTGGTAGGAGAGATGGTAACAGTAGAGGAAATAAGACCAGTGGTAAAGTTGCTTGTTGGAGAGATGAACACAGAGGAAGACATTAAAAAAACTATAGGAGAGATACTAGAGAGAGAAGAAATTAAGAAGCTTATTGATACCCTTTATACGGACAAGAAGATTGCAGGAAAGGTAACGGAAACTTCTCAAGTATCTACTTATAAGGAAAAGATTTAGGAGGTATTATGGGAAGAAGAGTAGCGGAAGATGATAGTTTAAAAGTAATACTTACCGGGGCAGTTGATATTAAGGCTGGAGATTGGATAGTTGCAAATGGAGTATTGGGAATGGCATTAGAGTCTATAAAACTCGAGGCATCAGAAAGCGGGGCAATAGCAATTGAAAGTGATGAGGGGATATATGAAACAGACCAAATAGGAGATGAGGACTTTGAGACTATTGGCTCTAAAATCTACTGGAACAATGAAAATAAAATATTCACCTTATTAGATAAAATAGATAAAGAAGACCCTGACCCTGATGTCCCCAATACTCTAGTAGGGGTTTTAACCGATGTAATAAAAGACGAAGAGGAAGTAATAAAGGCTATTCAGTTTTATTACTTCCCAACGATAGTATAGGAGGAAACGAATGGGAAGAAAAGTAGCGAACGGTGGAACATTAAAAGTTACGGTCACAGGACCGGCAACGATAAACAAGGGAGATTTTATAGTAGGCAATGGGGTTTTAGGAATGGCATTACAATCTGCAGTTTTGACGAGTGGGACAAAGGATATCGTTATACTCTTTGACAGAGGAGTATATGAAACAAGTCAGGTAAATACTAGCACTTTCAATACTCTTGGGACAAAAGTATATTGGAACAATTCTAGTAAACAGTTTACGGCAACAGCAGGAAGCAATAAGCTTGTTGGTGTGTTAACTGGTGTTAAAACAAACGGAAGTATAAAATTTCTATACTTCCCGACAATAATATATGGTGTATAGGAGGATGCAAATGGCTAAAATAATAACAGTTGACGCCCTTAAAGAAGAGAGAAGGAATCAAACGGTAGTAGAGAAAATCCCTTACGTGATAAGGGGAGAACAGAAATATGTTGAGAAAAAGCTTGTCAATGGGGAGATGGAACTCATAAAGCTTGATAAACCCTTTGGTGAAATGATGACGGCTATGGAAGGAGTGGAAAACCTTCTTAAGAAAGTTGCACTAGATGTTGATTTTGGAAGGGAGGCTGTTCCCCTTCTCTATAAGCCGATTTACAGAACAATAACGAACGCAGACTTTCCGCAAATCGTCCCGATTAACGAGTTTGTTCAGGCTCAGGTGGTATTTCTCCAGCACATCGAAGGACAGCAGATAGAATTCGGAACGAGGACAATGTATACTAACGATGGAGTGCCAATCATAACCTGGACAGCAGGTTTTGATGGGTGGACTCTTGAAACAGAGAAATTTGATGCTACTTGGAGTATCGAGGCTTATAACAGGGCTCTTGGAGAAGCTTATAACGCATTACTTAATCACCTTCATTTTTACCCGATTCTTTCAGAAAGTGGATATGCAACAAAGAATCATACCGCAAAAAACACTACAGAAGCAACATATTTACAAAAGCTTAGAGCTACCTTGAGGGCTGCAATTCAGCACGCTAATGCTGACTTAAACCCTGTTACCAATGCAAGGCGAAACCCTTCCATTGTATTGTGCTCTACTGCAAACCTTATGGACATACAAGATGCTTTAGGAAGAATGGTAATAGGTGGAACTGAATACCCGGCATTAGGGCAATTGAACACAATCATAGCTTATGATGGTTGGAGTGTTACTGTAGGGGCTAATACTTATACTTATCCTGGAGTTAGCTCAGGAGTTTGTTACCTTATTGACCCGAAGAGATATTTTATGGAGCTTGTAAAAGCTGACCTTACCATTGAAACCGGAGAACCCGATACCACAAGGTTAGTCAGAGCACCGATAGTAGCTTGGGCAATGAGGGGCGTTTTGGCTTCTCCCCTAGATGCGGTTGAGGAAGTGGAATTGCCGTAATGACCCCGACAAGTGAATTGAGAGCAAGCTTAAGAGCTTTATTGGTTGATTCTGTAACCCCTTATATGTTTACCGACGATGAGTTGAATTTAATACTTCAGGCGGTAAACAATATTTATGAAGGGGCTTATATAGGTTGGATTCAGAAAGCAGGAAAGCTAGTCTCTCAATTCGATAGAATACAAACCTTATCAATTGGGGCAGAAACGATAACTTTCTCTTCTCCTGGTGATATCATTGCTTATTGTATGAATATAGCTAATAACTATCGACAATTAGCAAAAGATTATGGGGAAGGTTCTAAGGCTTTTGGGCTAGAGACCCCTACCTTCGAAGGGATAGAATGAGTAAAATATCACAGGCACACCAAGCACTGATAGATATGAATAAGATAACAGCAACGATTAAAAGGATAACTATTACTGATGATAATTCCGGAGGATTGACTAGAACCGAAACAAGTCCTGGAACAGTGGCTGGCAGGTTATTCATTCTTAGTGCCTCTGATATTCCTGGCTATGTGTTTACAACCGGAGGAGAGAAAAGAGAACAGCTTTATGGATTTGTATACGGAACGGGGACAACGCTAAACGATAGTTTAAGGGCAAAAGATATCTTGACAATAGACAGTAAACAATACGAAGTAGAGAATGTATATCCCCTTTCTTGCTACGGAAATACGTTTGGGTATATTGCTATTGTGAAGGAGATAGAATGAGTGTAACGGTTAATAAAGCATTTGATACGGAAAGGCTCTTTTATGGACTGGTATTACTTATGGCAATAGAAGGGAAAGAACTTGAAGGGGAAATGAAGGCTAATGCTCCCTGGAAAGATAGAACGGGAACGGCAAGACAATCCCTTCACGCAACGACGATAGTAGAAAGAAAACAGGTTACGCTTAGGCTTTCACACGGCGTCGATTACGGAATACATCTTGAATTAGGACACGCTGGAAGATATGCAATCTTAAAACCTACTGTCGACAAGCACAGAACGGAGATAAGAAGAATGGTGGAGTCATTATTCAGATGAGAGCAGGGATAAGGACGGCACTAGTTAATACAAATATTTTTAAGGGAGTTTATGATATGCAAGTCCCCACAGCAAAAACAGAGAAACCCTTCTGCGTTATAAAACAAAGCTCAGACACAAAAGCTGATGACTGGATTGGCTATAGAAGAAATTACGAGATATACCCTTACGTAGCAAGAGGAAGTTTTACTGACTTAGACGCTAAGGTTAATTCGGTAATCTCTGCTTTAGACAGAGTTCTCTTGACCGATAGCACAGAAACTTTCACGACTTTTTATACGGGCTGTGGGCAAGATTATGTAGATGAAGAATTTGAAGCCTTGACACGTCCCCTTTATTTTACCGTTATAGCGTTACGAGTATATGGAACATCAGAGTATGCTACAGAAGATGGCTGGGTAGATGGCTTAGAAACCCTACTAGGGAATAAGTTAACGGGCTGGAATAAATATACAGGGGCACTTCCGGAGGGATACTCTATGCCGGCGATTCTTATTCGGCTCATCTCAGATACAATAGAAAAGATAGGAACAGGAATGGAACTTGAGAGAAAGCGAATACGTATACATTTCTTGACAAAGACAATAAGCGATAGAGAAACAGGACTAAAAACAGTTATGTCAACCCTACCAAGAGGGGGCAAAGTGTTACTAGGGACTTCTGATTATGTTATAATTGATGATGTAACATCAGACTTAGAGGCATCACCTTTCGATATGGGACACGTTACTGTAGGGCTTGAAAAGATAACATTGAGTAAAGAAGAAGGCACAAAGATAGAGAAAGTTTATACAAGGAATACATCTCAACCTTCCAACCCTGTATATGAGTTACCAGAAGAGGAATAATAATATTATTAGGAGGCTGTAAATGGCTAAAGAAATATTAAAGGAAAAAGTAGAAGAAGAGAAATATGAGCTTAACGCCCTGCTTCTCTTCTCTCAGGAGCTTTTTGGAGTTAAGCAAGAAATAGCAATAGGTGCATTTGCTGGAAAAGAGGAACAGAAATATACAGTCAAAGAGGCACAGAAGATTGTAGAAGAATTTTTACATAGGAGGATAAAATAATGGCTGGAGGAACTTGGAGTACTACACAAAAGCCGGTTTTACCGGGCTTATATTTGAATTTTAGAAGTGCAGGATTAGCAGCAATAGAGGCGGGAGAAAGAGGAACGGTAGGAATCCCCATAAAAGCGGATTGGGGACCGGTGAAAGA